ACATGAGTTATTTAGGCCAAGTTGAACTAAAGTCCTCTGAGATACGGAGGATTGACGTAACAGGCTCAACGTCTGCTACGCATACACTTACTTGGACACCCGCAAGTGAGCAATCCCTTATCATCACGATAAACGGGATCAAACAGCAGAACAACTATTCTATATCTGGTGTCACTCTAACACTGGATGATGCACTGCTTTCTGCTGATGCAATGGAGGTTGTTGGAATTCTCGATATAGGGGAGGCTGTTGTTCCCCCTGACGACTCCATTAGCACTGCCAAGATTCAGGATGATGCTGTTACCGCTGCTAAATTAGCCAACTCTATTAATACTGAAATTGCTGCTAACACAGCTAAAGTAACAAATGCTACGCATACAGGTGATGTTACGGGAGCAACAGGCCTTACCATTGCAGCCAACGCAGTTAATCTCGCCAAACTAGAGGATGGCACACAAGGAGACATCCTGTACTACGGTGCCTCTGGTGCGCCAGCAAGATTGGGATTTGGCACGACTGGAGATTTTCTAAAGACTCAAGGGACTGGTGCTAATCCTGTATGGGCAACCATAAGTGGTGGTTTAGCAAATGCTAGTACTTGGAGAATGACAACTGATTTTACAGGAGATGCAGACCCAATATTAAACTGGGAAGAAGCTGACACTGATGGTGCTGCGAGAGTAGGCGATGCAATGACAGAATCAAGTGGAGTGTTTACCTTTCCCAATACAGGCAAATGGGAAATTATTTTTGTTTTCCAGAGTTATGGTGCGACTGACTTAGGGACATCATTTAATAATGCACGTATAAAAACCACAATAGATAATTCTTCATATCTTATAGCTACAAGGACTAGTAATGGCAACTTCGGTTTAAGTAGAGAGGCAACGTCCACTTCTCATTTTATATTTGATGTAACAGATACAGCACAATGTAAAGTTAGATTTGGTATTGATACCCAGCAGGCTGCTAATACTTGTCAAGGCGATACGGATCACAATGAAACACACGCTGTATTTAAGCAATTAGGAACAACATAATGGATATTAATGGGAGGCCGGATCATATAGAAGATGTCTTGGCAACATTACATACCGGCTGTTGGTTTGGTTGGTCTGATAGTAAAAATAAAGTGTATGCAAATCTTGTCATACATAGTGCTGACGATAAACCTACTGAGTCAGGACTGACTACAGAACTTGTCGCAAGACAGGAGGCTTGGGATGGTGCGGCTTATGCTCGTAGCAGACAAGCAGAATACCCATCCCTTAACGAACTCACCGTAGCCCTATGGGAAGGAGTAGTAGAGGAACGCATGGCATCAATAATGGAACTGGAAGCACAACGACAATCAGTCAAAGCAAAGTACCCTAAATAATGGCTAGAACAACTATAAGAACTGAAGACGTTACAGATAGCGAGGTCACCACTGCAAAGATGGCGACTGATCCGACTAATGCGTCTAATCTTGCATCTGGTACAGTGGGTTCTGCTCGTATGGGTTCTGGTTCAGCCTCCTCAAGTACATTTTTAAGGGGGGATGGTTCTTGGCAAGAGGTATCAGGCGGGTCATCATGGCAAGCCGTTACTACAGGAACAACCTTAACGGCTGTTGCTGGCACCAATCAACACAACCTCTAACGCTTGCACCGTTACCCTACCAGCATCTGCAAGTGTTGGCGATACAATAGAGTTGGTTGATTATGCTGGCACTTGGAATTCTAATGCTATAACCCTAGACCCTCAATCATTGAATTTGAAAGGTACTACGGTCGATGCCACCGTTGGTGGAGCAAGAAATGGTCTAAGGTTAGTTTATGTTGATGCTACGCAAGGATGGGTAGCCGCTACCAGTTCAACCACTGAGCTTATTTCTAGGCAGGTTGCAGCAAGCGGGGGTACAGAATCTTCATATGCTGGATACCAAGTTCACACATTTTTAACAAGTGCTGATTTTGTTGTTAGCGCAGGTGGTACTCTTGACATTATGATGGTTGGCGGCGGAGGAGGGGGCGGCGGCTCCGGTGGAGGCGGTGGAGCAGGTGGAATGATTGTTCAAGCCGGAATGACTCTATCGGCTGCTACCTACGCCATTGTTATAGGAGCGGGTGGTGCATCCAGTGGGACAATCGCTGGTAATGGTACTACTGGTTCTAACACGACATTCAATTCGACAGACCTTGTTGCTATGGGTGGTGGAGCAGGATATCACTCCACAACTGCTGCTGATGGTGGTAGTGGTGGTGGTAGTGGTTACTACGGAACTTCCGGCGGAGGAGAAATACAAACAACTCAGTCTGGAGATTCTGGAACATATGGGTTTGGTAATGACGGCGGTGCTGGTGGCGGATATGTTGCGCCGGGTTACTCTGGAGGCGGTGGTGGTGGTGCTGGGGCAGCAGGAAGTGCCGCAACTGCTGGTGACGCTGGCGGTAATGGCGGTAACGGCAAAGATAATTTATACAGAACAGGAGTGAATATAACCTACGCTGGTGGGGGTGGTGGTAGCACTCGATCTGGGGCTGTTGGAAGTGGTGGCTCTGGCGGCGGTGGTGCTGGCGGCTCAGTTGGAACCGCAAATTTTGGTGGCGGAGGGGGCGGCGGTGCCGGCGGTGGAATGTCCGTTGCTTACGCAGGTGGTTCTGGTATTGTTGTTATACGTTACACCGTATAAGGGGTAATAACTAATGTCGCATTTTGCTCAAGTAAAAAATAATATTGTAAGGCGTGTAATTGTTGCAGACCAAGAATTTATCAATAAAGGTTCGGTGGGTGATCCAGTTCATTGGGTAGAAACTTTCTTAGACGACCCCCCTCATATATATGCTGGAATAAATTATACCTACAATCCAGAGGACAATACATTTTTAGCACCACCTGAAGATACTAAATAATGGCTAGAACAACTACGAGAATTCAAGCAGTATCACTAGGATGGTCATAATATGAGTTATGTAGGAAATAAACCAGCGCAAACAACCATCCCTGCTGATGATGCGGTAACTACTGCAATGCTAAAGGATGATGCGGTTACCTCTGCTAAAATAGCAGGGACAACCATTGTCAATGCCGATATAAATGCGTCTGCTGGAATAGCCAACAGTAAGATGGCTACTGACACTACAAACGCAACTAACCTCGCGTCCGGTACTGTACCCACAGCACGACTAGGATCAGGTTCAGCCTCATCCAGTACGTTTCTTACGGGTGCTCAGACTTATGCTGCTGTAGATACCTCTGGAATAACCTCAAATAAGGATGACATCGCATTATTGGCTTTTAAGACCCAAGCGAATGGAAACCTTGCTAGATATAATCTAGTCGATCAATCAGTTGATTCCTTTGAAGATACCTCTGGAGTAGATGCTTCTGCCTCAACTGGAGAAAATAGGAATACAGCTGGAAAGTATTATGCGGGAAGTACCCCGGCAGCCTACCAGTACTGGAGAGCGGTACTTGAAAATACACCTACGGCATCGCAACACCGGTATATGGAGGCGCGGGTATCAGATGCAGGTGGAACAATCGGAGGATTGGGTTCAGGTAATCTAAGCACAGGTGCTGGAACCGAAAGTTTGAATATAACTTATACCGATTGGTCTAATATGTTTGATGGCAATAACGCTAATTACTGGTTAGATGACAATGGCACCCAGGCTACTGCATGGGTGCAGATTGACTTTGGATCAGGAACTGAAAAATCCCTTACGCAAATGGAATTTTACATGGGTTCCAATAGTACAAATGCACAATGGGCAATTCAGTATGATTCTACAGACACCGGAGGTACTGGTGGAACATGGGTGAAAGTTGCTGACCTTGATCCAAGTAGCACTAGCCAATGGAATAGTGTTACTTTTGAATCCGTTACTTACACTAATATGACACTTATATCCAACGCACAAACAGCACAAAGCGCACCAACTACAGGTGATCTGGTTATTACTTATACTAACGGTGCGGGAACTGCGACTATTAACACCGATTTGAAAGCGTATATTAGTAGGGATGGGTCAGCCTATACAAGTGCCGTAACTCTAGTTTCTCAAGGAACTACTGGAGGACATACTGTCTTAACCGCTAATGGCGTTGATCTTTCTGGAATTACATCTGGTACATCCATGCGTTGGAAGATAGAAACCTTAAATCAATCAGCGGCCAAATCAACAAGAATACACGCAGTATCATTAGGCTGGAGTTAAATTATGGCATTAGAAAGCGCATCATTCATTAGCGGACTCGTATCTGCAAATCCGCCCGGAACTGACGCGATCAGTCAGGGCGACGATCATTTACGCCTCATCAAAACTGTTCTAAAGGCATCCCTGCCTAATGCGGACGCAGCGATAAATGGAATACATACAAAAGGTACTGATCCATCATCTACATCTGCAGGTTTGATTTGGTTTGATACTACAAATGATCTGATTAAAATCCGTAATGAGGCCAATGATGCGTGGATAATACTACTGGCTTCTGAGGGGAGTAGGCTTCTAAAAGTCTCTTATAATTTACCTGCCTCCAGTGGTTACATGAGGGGTGAAAGTCCGACTTATTTTGACACCAGCCAAACGATTACCCATACCGCACTATCTACCTCAAGCACATTTTATATAACCTACAACGGGCAAGCGAACTTTGCGAATAATTTTGACAGCGGTTCGTTTCAGGCGTGGGTTAGGTTGGCTAATACTTCTGGCACATTAATAGTGGGTACTACGGACGCTATCCAATGGGCGTTTACTGATGATGTGGACCATGCTGCAAACCCGACATGGGATTCCCTTCACGGCGTTACCCATACTTGGAAAGTTACCTCTGGTAACCGACCAACACCAGATTCTGGAACCACTTATACGTTTGATATATGGGGAACGATTAGAGAATATGATGACGGTGGTATTACATATACCCAAGGTTCTATGATCTGTTTGGAGGTAGAAGAATGAATATTAATTTCTGGGGAAATGTCATAGCTTCAGCGGCTGTTAGTGGTGGATTCCGTATTATGGGGGATATTGCGGATGAGTCTGATTACGCAAGTAAAGTTATATTTTCAGACCCGTCTAAGAAACCATCTTGGTCTGCTGTACAGGCCCAGATGAATCCCGAAGAGTGGAAGACTGTAAGGTTCCATAGAGATAAAAAACTACAGGCTTGTGATTGGACTGTGCTACCAGACGTACCAATGGATGCTTCAAAGAGAACAGAATGGGAAACCTACCGGCAGGAGTTGAGAGATGTTACCGATCAGTCCGATCCATTTAATATAACTTGGCCTATGCCGCCTGAATAATGCAGCTAATACCAATCAATGATGTTGGACAGGTAGGGATTATACGGGATACACCCCCGTATCAACTACCGCCCAATGTATGGAGCGATGGTAACAACGTTAGGTTCCTCGATAACGGTGTAAAGAAGTGCGCTGGTTACGAGGAGGTTTTTGCTACCCTCCCGTTTGGGGCGTACTATGTTTTCCCATTCCTTGACAATGGCGGAACATATCATTGGCTTGCGTTTGGTATCAGTAATGCAGCAGTATGGACAGGTAGTGCATGGTTGGATATTACCAGACAGAAGACAGGTCAGTTGAATGGTTCTTTATCAGCCTCTGCTACAACAATAGTCTTGGATGATACTTCATTTTTTCCTTCTTCTGGGACGATTGCGATAGGAACAAACCTAACCGCTGATGCCTCTACTAACCTGTACGAGGAAATAACTTATGGTGCGAACAATACAGGAACCAATACTTTAAGCACATTAACAGTAGCTAATGCCCACCCTGATAACGAAACTGTTACCCCTGTAGGAAGTACAGCTACCGGAGATAACCTATATAATGCAACAGTCAGCCAGAACTGGAGAGTAACACTACTAAACGGGTTGTTAGTTGCAACTAACGGATACGATACAGCGCAGATGTGGCCTTTGGTGAATGGAGTCCCAAGTACGAGTACCCCTCTTAGGGAGATAAAGAACTGGCCTGCGGCTACCAGCTATTGTAAATCTATAGCTGCATTTAGAACTTTTCTTGTGGGGTTGAACTGGCAGATCGGTGGAACTGAATACCCCAACCTAGTAAAGTGGTCAACAGAGGCAGCGGCCTTGAATCATCCGAATTCTTGGGCAGAAACAGATGCAGTGCTTGATGCTGGCGAGTATCAATTAACTGACACTCCCGGAAAGATAATTGATGGACTTCCTTATGGAGACTCATTCCTGATTTATAAGGAAGATTCAATCTATATCATGAACTTTGTGGG